CGATCCAGGCAGTCACCAGAACCGACTTCGCCACGCCGTCACGCACCATCCAGTCCAACGCCTCCTCGCAATACTCGCGCACACGGATCACCGTCTCCGGCAAGAGCTTCGCGCGCTGCAGCAGCCACAAGCGGCTACCCATCAAGTCGCCCGGCACCTCGGCATAGTTATCCATCCACACGCCACGCCGATCCTCTGCGCCAGCAGGCAGTAGATCGTCGTCACCGGCACGGCGGTCGGTGAATAAGCTCAACATCAGCGCAGTGCGCAAGCCATCATCCTGAGCGAGCAGCATCGACTCTATAGCGAAGTCCGCCCCGTGTTCCATATCAACGAAAACAGTCTTGATGTCGCTCACAGCGGAACTCCCGTATTACCGCCACCAGGCGTAACGCCGCCATGCGCATGAGCCGTCAGGCTGATTCCGTCTGCGACCACATCGCCCACAACCGATATCGAACCGCCCACGCTCAAGTCTTGCGTCATCTCCACCAGCGGTGTCGTTAAAGTCACCTTGGTACTCGCCTCAACTTTAACGACCGGAGCCGTCGCCGTAATTTCCGCCCCAGCCGTCACCTCGATCTTGCGGCCGCGCTTCATCACAATGGTGTCGCCCTCGTCGGTGTACAGCGCCACCTCGCCGGGTTGCAGATTCTTCAGCCGGTACCGGCGATCATCCATCACCACCACGATCCCGTGAGTGCGGTCCCCGGAGACGCACACCATCACGCCTTCAGCGCCCACCTTTGGTACCGAGGTGTAGCCATAGTTCTGCATCCGCTCGACACCATCGCCCACCTCGCCATCGAGCAGCTTCACCTGCACCAGCTGGATACCCTTGCTATCGTCTGCCGCAGCAAGTACAGCGCGGCCGATCATCAAGCGCACACGGCGGCGCAGCGGGTCGATCAGTTTGTTGAACGTGGCCATCATCAGAACGTGCTCCAATCGGTGCCCAGCGATTTCTCCCTGGACTTGGACTCTCTGATCTTGCCCTTCAGCCCCGGCGTCTTTTTGCCAACTATCAGGTCGAACGCATTGCGGCTAGACAAGCGCAGGGCGCTCACGAAACCGCGTTCTTCATCCAGCGTGAACGTAACCGCCACCACCAACACATAAGCATCCACACCCAGCCAGGAAGAAACCAGGTGCACCATCGTGTTCGGCTGCCACAACTGGCCGGTCGCGGCATTGCGCCAACCCTGCACCGTCACAGTCGCCACGCTGCTGCGGCCGCGCCGCACGTTGCGCTCCCATGTCGCGCGGTCCTTATAGGTCGCATGCGGTCCACGGCTTTCAGCCAGAACCACCAGCGGCCGGTAGCGCAACACCTGGTCGTCGACTGCCTCTGCCTTCACCTGCGTGTGGGTTTCCGGCGCATCGAAGTCGTCATCGCTGCCGCGATCCTGCCCCTTCACGATGTAGCGCGAGTGGCGCTCCTTCATGCCGAAATTGCCATTGGCCGACAGGATGTTCACGCCCTCGATCAGATCCGCGACCGACTCGCCATCCTTCGCGCGTGTCAGCACCAGTCCACCCTTACCATCAGAGACCGGCATCACCGCACGCATGCGGCACGCCCGCTCGATGCACTCGAAAGCGGCTTCGCCTTCAGATATCTTGTGGTTAGGGAAAGCCGTGCCGATATCGGTATCCGCCGTCACCTTGATACCGAAAGGCAGGCATAAGTCGCGCACGATCCTGTCCAACTTCACGCCCGACCATTCCCCCGTCTTATAGATCGCGGAACAATCCACCAGATCACCCGTTGCATCGCGGCCCATCACGCGAAACTCATGCGCATCCGCCGAAAACGACGGCGCAACATCGTCCACCCAGCCGGTGATCACCGTCTCGCCGTCGGCCAATATCGTGCAGCGCTCGCCACGGCGGATCCGCCTCGGCACATCCTGCCCCGCCCAACGCTCGGAAACAGACAGCTCAAAACTGCCCGCGATCTGCTCGATGCCGCGCTCGATGCGCGCCGTCTTCCAGCCGCCATACACCTGATCGCCGATCTTGATCTCAACCATTGCTCAGCACCTCCAGTGGTTGACCACCCGGCACAAAGCCTGGATGCCGCACGCGGTTGCGCGCCACGATCTCGTCCGCCCGCTCCGCATCGCCATAGAGGCGGTAAGCCAGCACGATGGCAGGCATCGTCGCGCCCGGCGTGTACTGCATCAGCCGCGCCAGATCGGCCGCCCGCGCGCCGATATCGCGCACCAGGACTGCGCGCAGATTGGTCAACGCGAAATACACCTCATCCGATGCAGTCTCTGCTGCGGCGTCAATTCGGTCCACCAGGCTGTCGCGCACCGCCAGTGCATCAGTGCTGCTCTCAAACTCGATCTCACCCGCCGCCCGCGCTGCCACCACCAAACCGCTGCACTGCATCAGCGCCGTGACAGCCACATCGTTCTGAGTGGCCTGCGCTTGTGCTGGCGTACCTGTGCCGCTCGTCTGCGTGCCGGAAAATCCAGCCACCGCACCGCCCGCCGTATAGGCATGCTCCGGCTCAAACAGATCACCGATCATTGCAACCTGGGCGGCAAGCTTCTCGCCCAACGTCGAAGGCAAGCTGAGCCACTGCTCAGCCTGCCCCTGCAAAGTGCTCAGATCAGCATAGATACCTGGCAACACATTGACCTGGGCAAAGCCTCTCAACGTCGCGCCATAGGCCGTATCCAGCGCCGCGTTCACGCTGGCCAGCGCGCGCACCCCAACAAAGGAAGGCATACCAGCGATAGAGAATTTGTCCGCGAAGTCAGTGATGCTTGCCGCCACCGCATCGTCCGCAGCCACCGTGATAGCAGCCTGCGTATCCACGCGCACCGTGGGGAAGGCATTGCCGCCGGCCTCGATGAACGTGAGCGAATAGCTCGCCATCCCGCCCGCATCCACGCTCTCGCTCGGGCGGCAATCCTGAACCGCAACCTGCATGCGGCCGCGCGTCGGGTGCACCAGCTCGCCGGGACCGCGCTCCTCGCAAGCTGCCTCCAGATTGTCGCGCCACGCCATGTAGTTCGCGCCGATGACAAACGCCTCCAGCGTGAACTCGCGCGCCTTGCGCCCCATATCCTCGACATAAGGATCGTCCCGCCCAGGATAGCTATGCACCACATTGCGCCTACCGAGGGCGGCGGATGCCGTGCGGAAGCGGAAGCCAACGCCACGGAAACTTGCTGTCTGCCATTGATCGCGCCAGGCCATTAGTTCGCCCCCGCCATGTACGGGCCGTTGTGGACGTTAAAATTCACGCGCGGGTCATTTGTTTTTACCGACCTGACCGACACACGGTTATCTTCCACGCTAACTTTTATTTCTCCGCCAGCGTCAAGCCCGCGCTGCGCACCCGCAACGGCAGGAGCAGAGGGCCCCATGACGTTCTGCGCGGGCGCAAGCTTGGCCACTTGGCCGATGATTAACCCGTGTGGCGTGAATTCCCTCATCCACTCCGGCAACATATCCTGCAACGCCTTGGCTTTCGTGCCGATCCACTCGAAGAACCCGGTGAACCACGATTTCAGTGTGTCCCAGTTCTTGTAGATCAGATAAGCGGCCCCCGCGATCGCGGTCACCACCAAACCTATCGGGTTCAACAGAAACAGCCGCCCGACAAACGCGATCACCGTACCGAGCACGCGGAACGCCGTCGCGATACCGCCGATCACCGCCGCTAGTCCCGGCCCGATCGTTGCCAGCAGCGCGACATAGCGCAGCACCCCGGCAAACACAATGGCAAATCCACCCACCACCAACGCCAATGTGACAAAACCAACGGTCGCCAACCCCAGCCACTTCGCCAACAATGGATGGCTCTTGGTGAAATTGAACATGCCTTCAGCCAGCCTGCCAAACCATTCCGTCATCGCCTTCAATTCCGGCGCAAACGTCTCCGAAAAAGCCGCCAGCGCGTTGGTAAATGTGCCGCTGGCTGCATCCCACAGATTCTTCAGTGTGCCCAGCTGCAAGTTCACGCGCCGCGTCAGGTCGGATTGCTCCGCCATGCGTTTCTGCATATCCTCATAGCCCGCGATTCCATCATTGACCAGCGTCGCCAGCATCTGCATATCCTGCCCGCCGCCCGTCATGTGTTTAAGCACGGCATTCAGCTTTTGCGGATCCAACTTTCGCAGCTTGTCCAGTTCCGCCACCATCTGCTTGGGGCCGACGAACTTACCGTTCTCGAAGAATTTCAAGGTGATGCCCATCTTCGACAAATAGCCGTTCACCTCGCGCATCTTCTTGCCATCCGCCATGCTCGACAGGATCGTGGCGAAACCCGTACCCACCGTTTCGCCGCTCATGCCGCCGCCGGTTAGTTGCGCAAAGATTGGCGCAAGCGCCTTGGCCTGCTCCAAACCCTGTATGCCGAAATTCTTGAGCGCACCACCGCTTCGAGCGAAAGCGAACATCATCTCGTCCGCCTTCACGCCCAGAAAATAGGTCCGCTGGATGGTGTCCATCAAGCCCAGCATGTCCGCATCGACCGTGCCGGTTGCCTTTTTCATCTTGGCTGCGAACACAGCCGCCGCATCTGCTGGCATCTTGAGCAGCACCGCAAGATTTGCCGCCGCCTCGCCAACGCCGCCCAAGATCGACTGATCCCCAATGCCCTGCTGCTTCAGTGCTGCCATCATGTTTATAAAGTCGGCAGATGTTCCTGGCAGCCTGTTGCCCAACTCAACTGCCAGCGCGTTCACCTGGTCGAACGCGCCGGTGACGCCGTTCTTGTCCATCATGGTGGATTTCAGGCGTACAGAGGCATCTTCAAGCTCTGCGAAAGCCGAGATCGACTTCTGCAATCCGGCCCCCACGATTAACCCATCCGCCAACCCTGCGCGGCCAAGCTTCTCGGCGGACGCCCGGATGCCGTCAATCTTTTTCTGGACGCCGGACAAGTTCTTTGTCGCATTCCCGAGCACGCCGCTCATCTGATCGAAAGCCTTCAGCGTCACGCCTACTACAAACATCGAAGATGACATGCTAAAGTGCCCCCATGAAAACGATTAGAACGCTATTGGCGCTTGTGCTGCTCACTGCTCAACTCTGGCTATCCGGCTATCTGTTGATTCAGGAAGGCTGGGTTTCCGCCATCGTGTTCTTCCTTGTCTGGACGATCTTCTTCGGCCTAGCCTTACGCGTGGCCGATCTCGTCGAAGCCGTGTGGCTGCGCCTGTTCGGTCGCGCCTAACCCGACGACTTAGGCTTGTTCACGCGCAGCGCCTGCGCGTGCCAGAACATCAACTCCTCCGCATCCATCGCCCAAATATCCGTCGGCGGGAAGTGGAACGTCACCGCAACATCCCCAATTACTTCACCCCAGTTGCGGGGAATTGACCCAAAAAACCGCTCACCACTTCCACGACCGCTGGCACATCGTCAACGTCCAACTGGTCGATGGCGGCGGGGGCCAGATCAGCCAATGAAGCGGCAAAATCCAGCATTGCCGCAAACGGCTTGTCCAGGCCGCCGATCTCGCGGAAGTCGCGCGCCTTGGGCCGGCGGAGTCGCAACACATCGATCTGCTCACCGCCGAACGTGATGGGCTTCGACAGTTTGATTTCAATCATTTCTTTGTTCATTTAAATCTCCTCACACTGCGTACCCGAAAAGGTCGCTTTAACGCCATCGCGTGACAGTTCCGGAGCCGCCAGACAAAACCCGTTGGTGATCACGAAGCTCTTGCCGTTGTCGGTGTCGAAGCTGATCGTGGCATTCTTGATGCCCTGGATCTCCTTCAAGCTGATGGTGGCCGTGTGGATGATGGTGCAATCCACCTGCGGCGCTTCGATTTTCTCCTGGTAGCCAGCGACACCCGCATCGCCAACCACCGCCTCGCGGCTCACGCCGCCGAATTTAAGGCTGGCGCCTTCCTTGGTGTTGTAGCGCTTGCCCGCCACGGTGATAAAAGCGCGTCCGAATACTTGTGACATGTCGATCTCTCCTTACAGTACGAATTGAACGGAAGCCGCGAACACATCGAACTGGTTGACCACGTTCGGCGACAGGATGGAATTGATGCGGCAGGTATCCGCCGTGGAACGCACCACGATCAGATCGGCCTTGAACTGTTCCAGGTCTTCCAGCAGCCCGGCCTTTTCCGCCTTGGCGGCCGCGCCGATCAGCGTGTTGCGGATCAGCTTGGGCGTAGCGATCTGCTGCCCCGGCTGGATGCGCTCCAGCACGTCGTCACCGGCCAGCTTGTGGCGCGGGTAATCCGTCGCGATCGCATAGCGGAACAGGAAGCGCAGATAGTCCACCGTCCACTTCGTGTTCAGCTTCAGCAGGCTCACATCGTCCATGCCGAAACTGTTGGTCTGGTAGGTGGTCACCACCTGCTCGATGCTGGCCGCGCCAGACGGGTCGAACACGATCGTGCTGATGCCGTCGTGCAGCAGCAGGTTGCGCTCGGTGTCGGTGAAGCGGTCCGCCTCGGCCGGTGCCATCACATCCGGCAGTGCCAGCGTGCGGAAAGGCAGTGCCGGATCGTTCGCGCCGGAGAATTCGCAGATCGCGCCGAACTGGGCAGAGATCACCCAGGGCAGGGTGGGCGAAGCCTTCAAGCCGCTGAACGTGCTGTGGCCGCTGTTGCGTGCCGAGCCGTAGGTAGAAAGCGTGCTGTAGCTGCCTGCCTTGTGGCAGAACACGTGGCCGGCGCGCATATCCATACCGCCCCAGCGTGCCTGCAGCTCCGTCTCCATCAGCGTCACATTCGCCACGTCAGTCCAGGCCATCATGATCGAGTAGGCCGCCAGCGATGCCATCGCGGTGATCGCATCCGTCACATCCGGATTGCCGGTACCGCCCGACATCGCGGTGATCACCAGCGCCACACCGGCCGGTGTGACCTCGCCCTGGTAGTAGTTCACACGCATGTCGATATCGTTGCCTTCCTCACCCTTGTGGCGCGCGGTGACCGTCACCGTGCCGATGGCTGCAGCAGCAGTCACCGCACCATCCAGATCGGCATTGATCGCGGCCGCCACAGCGGTAGCGATCTGCGTGGCCGTCTGCCCGGCAGTGATGCCCACTGTCAGGCGGCGGCCACCGATATACAGAGCCAGCGTGCCGGTCGCGGTCGGCGTGCCGGTGAATACCAGCGTGCCGGTCGCGGCAGCACCGGCGGCGTTATCGTCCAGCGCCAGCGCGTAGCACTCGATGTACGGGTTGACCTTCATCACGGCAGCGATCTGCTGTGCCAGCATCGAGCCACGGCCGAAGTAGTCCACGCCGTCTTCCTTGCGGGTGACCTTGCTCAACACACCGGCCGCCACCGTGCCCGTCGCCAGGCGCTGACCGAGGATCAGCATCTTGTGCGCCATCTGCGGCAGGCCGCGCACGGCGCGGGTGTGATCGATCTCGATGTATTGGCCCGGCACGCGCCAGTCGGTGGGAATGGTTTGGAAAGTGATGTTGTCCGGCATGGTGATCTCCTGTTAAGTGCCTGAAATTTTTAACGGTGGTTATGCGGTCTTTTTAGACTTGGGCAGCTCGCTCAACGCCACATCGCCATCTTTGTCGCGGCGCGACCAGTAGCTGCTGTGGATCACGGTATCGCCCGCCTCCGGCAGATACGTGCCGTCTTCCTTGCGCACGCGCAGGCCCTTGGCGGGCTTGGCGAATACGGGTTGTCCGAATTGCAGTTGCATGGTCATCTCCTTATGGTTGTACTGGTTGCTGATCCTGAAGATCAGGCTTGCTGATTGAATAATCCGGCACATCACCGGCCCACTTGTTGTGCTCTGAGGTCACCACCATCGGCTTGATGTCGTAGTCCGCGCGCAGCGTCAGGAAGTCATCCAGCAGCGCCTCGTCCAATCCATCCGGCAGCGCGGCTGTGGTGGATACATGCACCACCGCGCAGGTCAACCCGGCCTTGGCCAGCTTGTCGTCCAGCATCAGATCCACGCCGGTCACCCGCCACACATAACCGCCAGCGCGACCGTTCTCCACCAACCCCAGCACCGACGACACGATCTGGTACATCCCCAGCGTCTTGCCATCGCCGCGCCGAGCATCCTCATGACCGCGCGCATTACGGGCCACACATGCCAGGCCGAACGGAACGGTGATCGAGCCGTCCTGCACCGAAGCATGCACACCCGCCACCACAAACACCGCCGGGGCCTGCGCCGCAAACTTCTGCACCAGGTTGTCGCCATCCAGCTCCGGCAGCGTCTCTACAGCCGCCAGCTTCGCGCGCAGCGAGCTGGCCTCAATCGCCGCGACCAGCCCGATCTCCATCTCGGCATACATCAGCGCACCCCCTCGATGCGATCCGACAACAGATCCAGAATGTCAGCCGCGTTCTCATCGTTCACGCCCAGGTAAGGCCGTGCCGGGATCTCGACCTTGTCCGTGCTGACGAACGCGCCATTGGCTAGCCTGAAGCGCAGCGACCCGGCACCTTTCGGCTTGATCGTGCCGCCCAGTTGGTGGATCGCCCCATACACACGGTTCGTGCCCCACTCGGCAAAGCTGCGGCCGGAGCGGCTGCTGATCGAATCGGCCAGATGCCCATCCTTGGTTAATGTCTTCCCGCCACTCAACTGCACGCGCAAGCTCGGCTTCCAGCGATTGCCATCCGGGCCGATCTGCGTGCGGAACCGCTCGCGGGTTGAATTCTCACCATAGGTTGCGATATCCCGCAGCGCCTCGGATGGGTCCTGACCCAACGCGATCAGCGCCATCAGCTTGGCGCGGATGCCGCTGTCCTCAATCTCTGCACGAATGAGGATGCCGTTGGTCACCTAAAACCCCTCCAAAGACGACGCGTTAAATACACGATCCGGCGCGTCATATTTCACGCTGCCATGATCTTGCGGAACCGCCTGAGAATCGTTTTTTCCCAGATTGATTTTTCCCGCGTTGATCGCTTCCAGCAGCTTGACCGCATCCTTGTAGCGTTGCGTGATCTGCTCGGTTGCAATGTCGTCGTACAACGCATAGCGCGCGAGATTGCATGCAACCCCCACGATCAAACGCGGCACCACTGCCAGTGGCGTCTCGTAGCGGGAGATCAGATAGCCATCGATCACACTGTCCGCATCGAGCAGCTTCTGCTCGATCAGCGCCAGCGCGGTTGCGGTCGCTGCCTGCTCATCCACCGTATAACCGCTCATATCCCCGCCAGTTGCTGCTGTCTTCAGCATCTCGGCCGATACCAGGCGCGGGATACTGCGATCAGCCCGCTGCGCGATCTCGTCGGCAGCGAACTGGTCCAGCAGAACGGATGGGGTGGCGTAGCTCATCGTCGATTACTTGGCAGCGTTGATCTGTTCCCAGGCGGCGTTGCGGTCTGCCGCCACGACGGGCCAGCCGGTGATCGCGGCAATGGCCTCGGTCTTCGGCGCTTGGTTCTTCATCCACAGCGATGCGTCGGCGGCGTCCAGCTTGCCGATCGCGTCCACGATGGCGGCGATGCGCTCGGCTTCGTCGGCGGGCGCGGTCGGCGTGTTATCTGCCGCTGCAGCGCTGATGGCGTTGACGGTCAGCAGGTCTTTCGCGTCCTTGTCATCCAGGTCGATCTGCGCACCGACGGCGTATTCCTTGCCGTCGTGCCGGATCGGGCTTTCTACTTGATATGTCTTGGTGGCCATGTTCTATCCTCTCTCTTGTCCAACCGCCCCATGCTCAGGATAGGGCGGGGGCGATATGGGCGCAGTGCCCCGGCTCTTCAGGTATTAGCTGACGACGGTCTGGATCAGGTAACCGGCGGCGGCGGCGGCGATCACCGGAGAGCGCTCGTCGTTTACCGGGTACATCCAGCTGTTCTTGCCACGGTCCATATATGCCGACTCGACCATCGGATAGTTGCGCAAACGATAGGTGTATCCGAAGCTCGGCAAACCGCCGTCATCCGCAGATGCGGTCTCGGTGTAAGCCACGACCACATCCTTGCCCCACACATCAGTCATGGTGCCGGAGGCGTTGTAGATCGCGTCGCCGCTCACCACGCGCTCGACATCGAACAGGTTGGCCAACATTTCCAGCGTCACGCTGTCGCGACCGGTGTATTTCACACGGTCGATGATCTTGGGGTGGCGTTTTGCCGCCTTGAAAGCCTTGGGCGACAGCACCACGGTATTCGGGCGCATGCCAACTTGCGCACGGATCGCTTCGACGGCGGTATCGATGTCGGCTACCGGATCGGATATGCCGGATACGTAGTCATCCCAGCGCGACGTACCGGCCAGCGCCGTCTTGTTGGAAGCGGCGTAGTTGGCTGCATTGCGGGCGATGGTGGCGGCCTGGTGCTCACTGGCCAGCAGGATGATGTTCTGTGTCTTGGTGACCGCGCCGCGACCGAGATTGATGCCGGGCACCTGGTTGGCTTCCTGCAGGTGTTCGAACGGCACCTTACCCATCAAACGATGACCTTCGAGCGCATAGGCCGCACCGAGATGACCGAACTGCACTTCTTTGGTATCCGCACCGGGTGCGCGGGCCGTGTTGTACAGCAAGAAGTCTTCCTTGCCGAACTCGAGGATCTTGCCACCGCGCTGGTCGACCGGCACGACCGGGAACAGGAAGTCGGCAACCATGCGGCCGTTCTTGTAACCCTGCGCAACGGTAGACAGGATCGGATCGACCACGCGCGCCTGGGCGTTGGTCATATTGCCGATCACGCCGATGGCCATCGCCGCATCCGGATCGATCCAGCCCGCATGCGCCATTGCGCTGAGCGCCAACACGCCGAACAGAATGCCGGCCAGTTTCCACAGTTTGCTTTTCATCTCACGTCTCCTTGTGTATTGATTGATTAAGCTGCGTTGGGGATCAGCAGCACTTCGATGAAGTCACCGTCCGCGCTTGCGGCATCCAGTGCCACCGCAACCTTCGCGCCGGAAGTCACCCAGGTGATCGCCTTGCCGTTGGCATCAGCTTTCAGGGTGGCACCGGCTGCAACAGCCGCGCCCGCTTCGACGATGGCGGTGCCCAGCACATCGACCGCCAGCACGTCGCCATCTGCAGCTTCGGTCGTGGCGACGCCCAGGGTGTTCTCGTCCGCCACCGCCTGATCGCGGGCGTGTGTCACGAAACGGTTCGCGACGATGGCGCCGCTGGCCGCGATGGACAGCGTCAGCAGTGAAATGGATTGTTTGCTCATGTTGGTCTCCTTGGTTGGGGGGTTAAGCGCTCACGGCGGCCAGAGCGGCCTCGTAAGTCGTCTTGTTGGCTGTCTGGTAGGCCAGCGCTTTGCCGTGCAGCGCCAGGCGGTCGGCGTCCACGTCGTAGCCGGAAGGCGCTGCAAAGTTGACCGTGCCGCTGGCATCACTGCCCGCACCGGACACCTCGCCGAACTCAACCAGCTTCGGATTGGCCTGCAGCGACGCCTTATAGGCATCCAGCAACGGCTTCTTCGCATCGCCCTCGCCAAACTCAACGGTCGCATCCTGCGCAGCCATGAAGTCCATCGTGGCCACCGTCACGTCCTTGTTCACGGGCAGCAGCTTGCCTTCCTGCACCAATGCCTCGGCGAAAGCGGCATGCTCTGCGTGTTTGGCGGCAGCCTTGGTGGACTTGTCGCGCGCAGCGGCATCAGCCAGCTGTTGTCTCATCTGGGCGTTCTCGGCCTCCAGCGCGGCCTTTTCTTCAGGTGTCACGGCTACTCCTTTCTCAGAGGTGGGGGAAGCAGGCAATCCAGCGCTAGCTGGATGCTCGCAAAACGATGCAGCAGGTGCGCCAACGGGTGACTCTTCATTCAGGGATTCTTTCAGCTCGTCCTGGGCGGACTGCTCAAGACCTTTAACGGTATAGCCAGGCACAACCTTGTCGGCTTCTTCCTGGCCGAACTTGCCGATGATCCAGTCGCGCAGACTGCGCCACAGACCGGCGTTGTCCACGTCGTCCCATTCGGCGAACTCGACCACGCCTTCTTCGGCATCGGCGAACTCCGGATTGCGCAGACCTTTGACGGCAGGCGCTTGCGCGCCGAGGAAGCCGATATGACGGAGGTAATAGACGCCCGGCACGGGGTTGTTCGGTGCGTCGGGCAGATAGAACGAGGCGCTGACCTTCTTGAAGGCACCGGCATCAACCATATCGGCGAAGTCGGCATTGACCTGGCTTGGCATCGCCTCAAGTGCACCATCGGCGTAAGCCAACGATGCGGTCCAGCCATAAGCCGGGTCGTCATGCTTGGGGTGACCAACGACCAGCGGCGCTTCGTGCTTGGCCGGATCGTATGCAGCGGCAGTCGCCTGCAGGTCTGCGTCCGAGAAATCCAGCGTCACACCGCTCATCGCGGTGCGCTTGCCGGGCTTGAAGATCTGGATGGGTTTGGAAGATTTCATGTCGCCATTCTGGGGATGGCGACGGGTGCGGGCGATACCGAAGTGTTTCGGTGCAGAGATAAGGGGTGGTTCAGCTTTTTCAGACTGCCACATTTACAGGGAAATGGGAAGCGATGCGCAATCCCCACCCACGCGCGATGAAAATTACCCGCACAGAGGCCGTTAGACCCCCGTTAAAAACGTCGCGCCGGAGATTTGGCTACATAGGGCCTCAAAACAGGGGCGCGAAGCGCTACAGGGCAGCCAGCGTTTCAAGCATCTGGCGCATCCCGTTGGGGGAGCATATACTGCACCTGCGGGCGCGACACGGTGCTATTCCCCCGGCCGTAGCACGGCAGAGATGCCGGAGCGCCATGTGGGGTTGCCGGGTAACCGGATCGGGGGGCCCCACCGCCCGCTACTTATTCCCTTCCTGCTTGCGTAACAACCTGCGGATCTCTTCATCCCGTTTAACCTGGCTGCTCGACAGCCTGCGGAAGCTGGTCATGAACACCGCCTTACCGCTGCCGGTCGCTTTAACCACCGTCACATACCCATCCAGTTCCAGCAGATAGACCAGTGCGGTATCGCCGTCCTGAATACGCACGCCGCGCTCGATAGCCTGCTGCACAAAGCCATACTCTTCCAGCGCGAGCTCCGGATGCACATCGATCTGCTTCTTCATCGTCTCAGCAGACAGCCGCACAGTGTGCGTCTTTGCACCGATCAGTTCGGCATCCGCCGCAACCAACACACCAATGGGGAAAACGCCCTCCGGTTTGGCGAAGAAGCGCGCGAACGCCTCGCCGGACACGATGCCCTTGAGCACGCCAGCGGCCAGCGGCACGTCTGCTGCGTCCAGCTTCTCGGTGATCATCTTCGGCAGGTTGGTCAGCCGTCCGCCCAGCGGGTAATTGAATGCGGGGTGTACCCCCTGCGGGATCTGCTGCACCTCGCCGGTGCGCGTGTTGGTATAGGCCACCGTCGGCACCTTGGGCGAATCGCTCACCTCCAGTCCGCGCCGCGCCATATCGCGCCCCGACATCTGGATCACCTGACACTTACAGCCGAATTCCTTGACCGGCATGTGCGCCTGCCAGAACGGATCGTCCACCGGCAGCACCATGCCATCCCAGGCTGCATGCTGGAGGCGGGGGTTCTCGCTGTTGTTGCCATCGTATTGCAGATAAGGAAAGGTCTGCTTGCTCGCCTGGATGCGCTCCCACCGGCCCTCGCTGTGCGCTGTGCGCAGGTTGGTGTCGTAGATTGTCTTGAGGCGGCGCGGGCTGCCGAGCTGCACGTTCTTCAGCTCGCCGGTGAGTGGGTCTTTCATGTCTGCGCGACCCCACCAGCCTTTCTGTGCCAGCGTCGGTTCCAGTGTCTTGCGGAAGTCGGCGAACGTGGTGCCGTTGGCCAGCGCACCATCCACAGCCGCACGGATATCGCGCAGGATGTCGAGCTGCATCGCCTTGGCCACGGTGAACGCAGCCTGGTGTTCCTGCTGCCAGACGTCGCGCCAGTCGAAGCCGATCTTGTAACCCTTCTGCCTGAAGAAGGCGATCGCCTCTTCGGGCGGCAAGGCTTCGAGCTTAATCTGCGGCATTGACCTTGCCCCAGATCCGCGCGGCGAACTGTCCCTGCGCCAGCGCCTCGGCCAGCACGGCGGCATCCATACCCTGGATCAGATCAGGCAGACGCGCCTGGAATTCCTCGAAGCTGGCCGCCTCTGCAGCCAGCACCACGATGGGCGCGATCAACGGATCGGTGACGCGCTCCCAGTCGCCGGCCATATCTTCGGCGAGGGCGTCTAGTTCGTCTGGCTGGCCGTTGCTTTTGAGTAAATTGCCAGGCACGCGGCGATCACTTTCCGCGAACTCAGCACCACCAACCTGCCCAGGCGGTGTGCCGGGCGGCGTCTCCAGCCACTCCCCGCCATACGTGTCCTCGATGTACTTCAGCGTCGGCTTGAATCCCATCTTGCAGATCTTATCGTCGCGCTCGGCTGTGGTGTTCGAATCCTCTTCGTCCTCGCACTTGCGCCACACCTGCGGCAGTGCAGCGCCGGGGAAATTCCACTCGACCAGCCACTTGACCACGGTCGCGTTGAAGCTCATGCACACCAGGTCGGCATCGGCCTTGACGATGTCGGCGCGCACGTCGCCTTGCAGCTCGTCGTTGCCGAGCTTGCCGGGGCTGCCCTGCGTGCTGGCGGTTTGGCCCAGCGTCACGCGGGCGATAGCCGCGTCCATGCGGTCGTAGAGCGAGGTGTAGTCCGCCGTGCCGCCGCGTGTTGCCTCCAGCAGCTCGGCGGTCATGCCTTCGGGGAAGATGATCGCACTGTCGGTCTGGATCGCCTGCAAGGCGGACAGCAGCTTGTCCTGGTCTTCCTGGTTGGTGCCCGGCTGATATTTGCCCACAGCAGTGGGGCTGCCGAACTTCTCCAGGAACACCAGCCAGAATTTGGTGCCGGAGCGTTTGAAGAACACCGGCCAGTAGAGCCAATGCGCCAAGCCGAGGCCGTAAGGCTCGTCGTCGTGATCGCTTCCGGTGGCAAAATGCCAGAACTTCTTCTCCGGCAGCTTCTCTCCCATCGGGTTGGCGGACGTGCGCAGGCGCAGCGACATATCCGGCGCGAAGCCAAAGCGGCGGCGGTCGCGCACCTTGATACCGCCACGGCTGGTGTCCAGCACGATCTTGCCGTCCTCCACCGCATAGAGTGGCTCGGCCACGGCATAGCCGTAGAACACGCCGTAGAGCATCTTCTCGGTGATGTCGTCGAAGGCGATGTTGTCGATCTGCGCCTTGATGAATTCGGCGGCTTGCTTGTCGATGCGCTTGTCACCGCCAGGCTTAACCTCCCACGGGCGCGAGGTCACAGCACGGACGCGCTGGCCAAAGCACGCCTTCACCTGGTCGTCGCGCAGCACTTCCTGGTAGATCGTCAGGTCGCCGTTCCCCTTGAGCGCCAGCAGCCGGTCGGTGGACGGCAGCAGCGGCAGCCCGTCCACGTAGCCGCGTGTGATGTCGCGGCCGTCGCGGGTGGTGGCGATCTCGTTCTTCTGTTCCTTGTTCAGGGTTTTATCCATAACTTTATCCATAACTCCCTCACATAAAACCGGCCATGCCGCCGGACGCGCCGACGCGGCGGCCGGACGATTGGAATTCTGTTGTTGCCCCGCCCGATATGGCCGCCATCCACAGCATATGCACCATGTCAGGCCCGTCGTCGTGGTCGGCCTTGGGGAAGTGGCGGAACTGGTCGATCAGCGTGGTCTGGCTTGGGTGCAGGCGCAGCAGGCCGTTGGCCATATGCGGTTGCAGCGTCTCGATGCGCAGCAGCTTGTCGGTGTGCGGCTGCACGGCGCGGGCCGGTACCGGAATACCGCGCGCCGCGCTGCGCTTGATCAGCTCGGTGCGCAGGAACTCCTGGAACTGGATGGTCTCGATCACCCACAGCACGCAGTGATACTCGGCCTGCATGGCGATGATGTCTTCGATGATCTTGTCCGGCAGGCGCTTCTTGATCGCGGCCTCGACCACGTCCAGCACGCCGGTGTGACGGTTGTAGCCGCCGATGCCGAGGGCAGAAGGGTCGCGCGATGCACCGGCCTTACCCAGAGAGGGGTCGCAGGCACCGTAGAACACCCACTCATTCAGGCGGTTCACCCAGAAGGTGATGCTGTTGGCGAACGGCGCGTCGTCTCCGGACACCGGATCGTTCTGTTGTTCGCTGTCAAAAGCGGCGCGGCCATCGCGGGCGCGTTTGAGCATCAGCTTGTACAGCGGCTGCCCCTCCGGCCAGCACACCACGGCACCGGCATCCATCTCCAGTTTGTTCGCCTGGTAGAACGCCAGGGCGACTTCGTGGCCGAGGTTCAGCAGGGCTTCTTCCCACTTTTCCCACAGGTGCAGATTGTCCGGCCAGCGCTCGATAGATTTGAACTTCTTCGATGTCCATAGTGGATTGCGCAGCAGGCGCGACAGCACCGAGTCGTAATGCAGGATGGTGCCGATGATGATCACGTCCATCGAATCGTCGGCAGCGCCCAGGGAAAGCACCGTCTTCTTCAGCCAGTTCTCCAGCTTGTCGCGTTGGTCCGGGCTGCGCACATTCTCATCGTTCTCCAGATCGTCGCCGATCACCAGATCGGGGCGGTGCGGGCCGTGGCGCAGGCCGCGCATGCGCTTGCCGCTGCCGAACGCCTGCGCCTTGCAGTCGTTGGCCGTGACGATGGTGCCGACCTGCCACACGCGCCCGACGCCGCAGGCTTCCGGGAAGTCCATCGCCAGGCGCGGGTTGAATGCCAGTTCCGCCTTGATCGCCTCCAGCATGGTGGCCGCCTGATCCAGCGCATCCATCACGATCACCGGGTAATGCTTGCGCCCGGTAACGATGCACCACAGCACGAAGATCTGCGTGACGAGGGTGGACTTGGCGTTACCGCGCGGCGCGGCAATGGCTTCGTGGTCGCCTTCGCCGTTGTCCACGATCTCGGGCAGGCGGGCGTAGAGGTAGGTGTGCAGCTCCGCGTCGGCGGACTTGATGTAGTGCGGGAAGTAGGTGCGGGCAAAGAAGCGGTAGTCACTCAACGCCCGCGCCCGGCGCGCGGCCAGCGCAGCCGGATCGGGATCGAAGCCGTCAACCTCCGCCTCGATCTGAAGGCGGAACTCCTGGGCGAGCTTGCCGATCTCTTCCAGGAAGGCACGGCGGGAGGTCTGGTTAGCCATACGCCTTCGCCAGTTCATCCGCAAACGGCTCCAGCACCTCGATCAGCGCGGCCGCATGCCTGGGGTGTTTGATGCGCGTAAATTCGGCCAGCCGTTTAACGACATCCGTCGCCACCGCCAGCTTGTCCGTCTCCGGCATCAGCCGGCGCGAGGCGGCCATCAGCTTGTTGTAGGCATCGGCCAGGCTGGCGAGCATCTGCACCTTGTCGCCGGGTGCCATGTTCTCCGCGTCCTGAATGGCCTGCACGGTGGCTTGCACTTGCTGCACCACGATGCCCAGCGTCTGGCGCACCACGTCTTCGATGCCGCCGCCCGCGATCATCTGCGCGCTGCGCGCCTTGTCCCAGTCGTCGCCGAGTTCCTTGCCCGCGCGCTTCCAGTTGCGGCAGGTGGCATGTGGCACGCCGTGTTTGACGGCTGCCGCTTCCAGCGAGAGCTGCTCGAAAACATATCCCGCGCGGACGGCGCGGCGGGTTTCGTCATCGTGGGCCATAGCACCCCCGACACGTTACTGGCGCAGCCAGCCGTTTGCGGGAGGGGATGCGATGCAGTCGCTCCCGCACCAGACGGCTCCGCCGCACCGCGTCGCGACTGCACCCCCGACACGTTACCTGTAGGTCGGGCTTCAGCCCGACTATGCGCTGTCGGGTTAAAACCCGACCTACAAACACCAGCATATCTTTCATGGCCGCACCTCTCCCGGCGAGGGACGGCGCACGCCCGGCACTTGAATGCGGCCTATCGCCACATCCTCGCCGCGCACGGTGAGGCGCACCGCATCCAGCTCAAGCGGCTCGACATACCCCATCTCGGCCAGCCAGGCGACCTCGGCTGCCAGTAGATCCGCGCTGGTGATGTAGCCGGTGCGCTCGACAAAGGCGCGCAAGGCGGGACGACCGAGGGTGTAGCCCGGCGCAAAAAGCAGCGCCAGCAGGAGGGTGAGGCGGCGCGCGGCGGCGATCTCTTCGGCGTAAGTGGTCATTGCTTGGTGCCTCTCAGCAGGTAGTTGTGCAGGGTGTCGAGCAGGTTGCTGACCCCGGTGAATTTGCCCGACAACGCGCTGATGTCGGCGCCGATCTTGTTAATCTTCTCGTGGATATCGGCCAGATCGTTATAAGTGGGCGATGCACCGACCCTGGTTTCCAGCGCGATGATGCGCTCGACATGGCAGTCCAATTTGCCATCGAGGTCCTCTTCCAGCTTGCCGATGCGGTCGTTGGTGACCTTGTCCTTGTTGGACAGGTACACATAGATGCCGATGCCGCCGGTCATCAGGAACGTCAACACCTGAAACAAAAATTTCGCCAGTTCTAAATCCATTTCGCGCCCTTTATCGTGTATTCATGTATTCCTGCCATGCCTGGCACTCGATGCAAAGCTGCACGCCCGGCACCGCCTTTCGCCGCGCATCCGGTATGCGCTGGCCGCAGCCCGGTGCGGTGCACCACTTGGCCGATTCCCTTGTCGGCTCCGGCAGCAGGGCATCCTGCTGCCGCCGCTCCCACTCTTCCAGCTCAATCTCCTGCGCGCGATCTTCCGGCTTCACTGTTCGCGCACTCCGCCAGTTTCTTCAGCTGGTCGCGGCACTGGCTGTACAGCTCCATCGACTCGATGTGGTTGTCCAGCAAGTCCGCCAACTTGCCCGACTTGGCCGGTGG